ACCGACTATCGGTCCCTTGGGCTCAATCTGCAGTTCGCAGACAACAACGTCGAAAGCGGGATTTACAACATCTATGAGCGCCTGACGACCGGGCGCCTCAAGGTGTTTTCCACGCTGGGCAATTGGCTGGCTGAGTACCGCCTGTACCGCCGCGACGACAAGGGCCGGATCGTCAAGAAGAACGACCACCTGATGGATGCCACCCGATACCTGATTATCAGCGGCGTGGCCCGCGCCATCGTGCAACCAGTCGAAACCAGAGGGCCAATTGTCGGCTCAACCATAGGGGATGCCAGTGCAGGATACTGATCAGCCGCACGATCTAACAGTCGAGGAACTGGAAGAACTAGAGCAAATGCAAAAAGAGGAACTGCGGATCAAGCAGGTTATCTCTGGCATTGCTCATCGTCTTGAGCGTGAGGCCGAAGGCGTTGTTGCAAAAAAGGCTGACGTTGAACAGAGCTGGTACGGCGACACACGCCAGTATTATGGCCGCTATGATGCAGAGACAGAGCAAAAGCTACAGGCTGGCAACAAATCGCGCCTGTTTGTCCACCTGACGCGGCCAAAGACTGATACTTGGATCGCCCGGATCTTTGACTTGATGTTCCCGACAGACGAGAAGAATTGGGGCATCAAGCCTACTCCGGTTCCAGAAATGCAGGCCAGCCTGGACGTGGAGCCGAAACTGAAAGAGGGACAGCAGCCCACCGAAGCCCAAGCCGCGATGATAACGAAGGCGCGCGCCAGCCGTGAATACATGGAAGAGGCAAGCACGCGATCGGAATCCATGTCGCGTGAAATGGAAGACCAGCTTGTAGAGGCGCGTTACGCGGCTGAGTGCCGGGATGCTATCGAATTCATGTGCAAGCTTGGAACGGGTATTCTCAAGGGGCCTATCAATGGCGGCAGGACGCGGCGCCGCTGGGTGAAGCTGACAGATAAAACGACTGGCGTAGAATACTTCGATTTGCGCCCCGTATCCGATGCCCGCCCGGTGTTCACATGCACTGACCCTTGGAACTTCTTTCCGGATCCCAATGCGACCCGGATTGAAGACGCAGAGTTTACATATGAGCGCCATCTTTGGACCAAGAAGAAGATGCGCAAGATGGCCTATGCGCTGGACTTTGACACGAACGCTGTGCGCGCGCTGCTTGAGGAAGGCCCGCAAGGCAAGATCCCTGATTACATCAGCCAGATCCGTGCTATTGCGCGCCAAAACGAGGCGACAATTGAAAACCGCTTTGTAGTTTGGGAATACCGTGGGCCGATCGAGCCAGAAGAGCTGAAAGACCTGTTCTATGGATTTGATCAGGCAGATGAGTGGCACGCGATCGAAGGCGAGATAGACCCGCTGACAGACGTGGACGTTGTACTCTACGTTTGCCAAGGCCACGTTCTGAAATTCGGCATTCACCACCTTGATAGCGGTGAGCCGATTTACAGCATTGTGAACTTCGCAAAAGACATTTCCAGCATGTGGGGCTGGGGCGTGCCGGCCTTGATGCGCGACAGTCAAGCAGCTGTCAACGCCGCGTGGCGGATGATGCTGGATAACGGCGGCTTGGCGGCTGGGCCACAGGTTCTAGTAAACCAAAAGGCCGTGACGCCAGCTGACGGCGTGTGGGAGCTTACCGCACGCAAGGTCTGGAAAATCAAAGACGATGCGCCTAACGGGATCCAGCCGTTTCAGGTTCTGACCATCGACAGCAATCAGTCTGAGCTGGCCAACATCATTAACTTCGGCAAGCAGTTCATTGACGAGGAAGTTAGTCTTCCTGGCCCAATGCAGGGCGAACAAGGTGGGCAGGTTGCCAACACGGTTCACGGGCTAGCGATGCTTATGAATAGCTCAAACGTGATCTTCCGCCGTGTAATCAAAAACCTTGATGATGATCTGACCGTTCCCTGCCTGCGCCGCTTGTACGACTGGAATATGCAGTTCAATGACAAGATGGACATTAAGGGCGACATGCAGGTTGATGCCCGCGGCTCATCTGTTCTTCTGGTGCGCGAACTGCAGTCTCAAAACCTTATGGTCCTGCTGCAGCTGGCCGCACAAGATCCTGAGCTTGCCGGGCGGATCAAGAAGGATGAAGGGCTCAAGAAAGTCGTTCAATCCATGATGCTGTCGTCTGACGACCTGATCCGCAATGACGAAGAGTACAAGGAATGGCAGGAGCTGCAGGCCGCGACCCAACAGGGGCCAGAGCAGACAGGCCCATCGCCGGAAGAGATCAAGCTGCAGTCCGTACAAATGGAGCTTGATGGTCGCAAGGAAATTGCCCTGATCAACCGCGAAACCGAGCTGATGAAGCTGGCCGAGCAAAAGGGCATGAAGATTGAGGAACTGCGCACCAAGCTTGGCATTGCGCAGATGGCCCAAGAGGGTGACGAGCGAAAAATGGCTGCAGAGGCAGGCTTTAAAATGAAGCTGGCCCGTGAGGAAGCCGCAAAGCGGGCCGTAGAGGTCGCGGGCACCAGCTTCGGCGGCGCCCTTTAACACACCGACATGCAAATCAACGTCTACGGGAAGGATTGGCAGGAGATCCAGAAATGGATCCTAGCCAGGCGCAAACAGCTGCTTGAGCGGTTGCAAGATCCCAACACCGAACACGACCAGACACAAGTTCTGCGGGGTCGCCTCGCAGAACTTAAAGCGCTTGAGGAAGCAACCAAGAGCGCTGACGAGCCCGCCGAGGAAATGCAAACCGAATCCTACGGCGTTTAACCGCAAAACCGCCCATCCGGGCCGTTGAGGAAAAAGCCAACATGACAGACACGCAGACCGAAAACCAAGACTTTGAAGCAGCATTCACAGAGGCATCAGGCGATGGCACTGGCACAATTACTTTGCCTGCTGATCCTGAGCCAACAGCCCCTGATAGTGATGAGCTAGATCAAGGTGAACCCGCCGCAGATGATGCCGCGGGCGACGGTGAAGGTGGGCAGGAAGAAGCCGCGCCAGAGGGCGAGGGCGATAACGACAATGCGGATCCATGGGCTGAGGCCCCGGAGCCGCTGCGGGCCGAGTATGAGGCCCTGCAAGCCAAATATCGGGACATTGACCACCGATACCGCTCAGACACGGGCCGTATCAGTGCATTGAACCGGAAATATGCAGAAACCCAGCGCGAAAACGATGAGTTGAAGCGCCAACTGGCCGCACAGAGCAACAGTGCCGCCGACACCAAGAACGGCAATGCCCAGGGTGACGACACCGAGGACACTCTCAAAACCCTCCGTGAAGAATACCCAGAAGTGGCGGAACCGATCGAAAAGATCCTGAAAGCCTCGCAGATGAAGGCCGATGCCCTTGATCAGCGCTTGGCGCAGATGGACGAGGAAAGGCAAAAAAGCCACATCATCACCCAGCAGGAATACCTGTCCGAACAACATTCCGATTGGCAGCAGATTGGAGCTTCCGACGAATTCCACGCATGGGTTGGTGGTCAACCGCGCATGATCCAAGACGCGCTCGCTCGAAACAGCCAGCAAATTGTCGATGGTGAAGAAGCGGCGGCTGTTATTGCCCTCTTCAAGCAGTCCCTCAACGCCGACCAAGGCAACGGCGGGGAACCAACCCCGCAACCAGAACCCGAACAAAAACCGACGATTAGCAAGCGCGACCTGCAACGCAAGTCTGCCGCGGCGCCTATCTCCCGCACCACAACGGGCGGCGGCGATGGGCCAGCGGACGACTTCGGAGCGTCGTTCAACTTCTACTCTCGTCAAGATCAGAAGTGAGATAGGTAATGCCTAACACGACTACTTACGGCGACATCAACCAGCGTACAGCTGGCTGGGCCGCTAACGAAATGCTCAAGCATGCAGAGCCTGAGCTGGTGCTGGCCAAATTCGGCCAAACCAAGCCAATGCCAAAGAACAAGGCGGAAAAGGTCAAGTTCCGTCGCCCGGTGCCGTTTGGTGCCGCTACCACGCCTCTCGTTGAGGGTGTGACCCCTAACGCCCAAAAGATGGCGTATGAGGACGTGGAAGTGACCCTTGATCAGTATGGTGTTCCGATCGAGATTTCCGATAAGGTCGCTGACCTTGCGGAAGATCCTGTTCTCAAGGACGCATCCATGCTGGCAGGTGAACAGGCCGCCCTTACGGTTGAAATGATCACATACGGCGCCATTAAGGCTGGCACCAACGTCTATTACGCCAACGGCACCCAGCGCGCAGACGTGAATACTGCGATTAGCCTTGACAAGCAGCGTCTGGTGACTCGTGGCCTTCGGGCTCAGAAGGCCGCGTTCATTACGAACGTCCTGAGTGGTTCCACGAATTATTCCACCAAGCCTATCGAACAGGCTTATGTGGCCGTGGCCCACACCAACCTTGAAAGCGACATTCGCAACATGCCTGGCTTTATCTCCACGGCAAACTATGGCAGCCGCCAAACCCTGTGCGCTCAGGAAATCGGCTCCGTGGAAAACGTGCGGTATGTACTTTCTTCTGAGCTCGACGCTTGGCCGAACGCAGGTGGCCTTGTGAACGGCATGCTGTCTACTGGCGGCGCAAATGCAGACGTTTACCCGGTCCTGTATATCGGTCGCGATGCCTACGGCCTTGTGCCGCTCAAGGGCATGAACGCCATTACTCCGATGGTGATCAACCCTGGCACGCCTTCCAAGTCTGACCCTCTGGGCCAGCGTGGCTACGTGTCTTGGAAGACTTACTTCGCGGCTGTCATCCTCAACCAAAACTGGATGGCACGCCTCGAAGTGGCCGCTACCAGCCTCTAAGGCCGGTAAATCGTTCTGAGTACCCGTGAAAGGGGGGCATTGCGCCCCCCTTTCTTGTTTTCACGTTCGCTGAAAGCTTATTCATGAAAAACGAAAAAGCTATTGAGGCAGAAATCACGGCTAAGGGTCTGACCGCACCGCGGCTTACTCCGGCAATGATAGACGCCTGCATTGTGTCGGAACAGTATCATGTGTTCCCCGGCACCACCCTGACCGTTTGCGCGCTGACGCTCACGAATGGTTACCAAGTCGTGGGCGAAAGTGCCTGCGCATCACCCGAAAATTTTGACGCCGAAATCGGACGCAAGATTGCCCGTGAAAATGCACGCCAGAAAATCTGGGCGCTTGAGGGCTATCACCTGCGTTCTGAACTTTCAAAACAAGCAAAGTGAGACTGATATGCAGACTGTGAAAGTTGCACTGAACGAAGCTTCCCGCGACCAGCTTTTCTACTACGCCTCCACTATTATGGGCCTTGATGTGAAGCACAACACCGGGGAAACCAAGCTGCTGGCCAAAATCTCCGAGGCCAACCCAGACTTGAAGGAAATTGAAGTTCCCGAAGTGACCCAGGCGGCGGATTCGGCAACAGCTGACAATACAGCCAGTGAAGGCCAAACGGCAGCACCGCAAACGGCAGGAAAGCCTGCACCAAAAGTTGACCCGATGGAACGGAAGGTCATGGTCTTGATCGACCGGACAGAAGGCCGTGATGGTGAACGTCCTGTTCAGGTAAGCGTGAACGGCTCCATGATTTTGGTGCCGCGTGGTGAGCCTGTTCCGCTGAAAATGAAATACGTCAAGGTGTTGGAAAACGCTGTAGCCACTCGCTACCACCAAACCGAAGACGGTGAAATGAAAAGCTACGAAGCGCAACTCTATCCGTTCCGCATCACAAGCGAAACGGTCACTGAGTAACAATTTTCCCAAGAGGTAGCATAAATGGCAAATTTCCTTGAGCTGTGCCAAAGCGTGGCGCGCGAAAGCGGCACTGTGACTGGTGGCCAGCCAACGGCGGTAGTCGGCCAGACCGGGCGTCTTTTGAAGATCGTCAAGTTTACGGCTCTGGCATGGCGTAAGATCCAACTGATGCGAACAGACTGGCACTGGATGAACCGAGAGTTTGCATACGATACGATCATCAACACCGAAGCCTATACTTCTGCCTCTTGGGGAATGAAGGATCTGGGGAGCTGGCTTGATACCAGCCCCCTTTTCTGCACGAAACAGGGCGAGACAGCACAGTTTCAGCGTGCGCTAACATACGTGCCCTGGAAGGAATTTCGCGCTTCTCATCGTCGGGCATATAATGAGCCAGGCACGCCAGCCTTTTGGAGTGTGCGCCCCGGCGACAACGCCCTGATGCTGGCCCCTAAACCCGATGGCGTATATAAGCTTGAAGGTGAGTATCGCAAGGCTGTCCAAACACTCAGCAATGATACAGACACACCCGAATTTCACACCGACCATCACGACATTATAGTTTGGCGCGCCCTGCTGCTTTTGAATGAGCATGACGAGGCAGGAGACGCTGCCGCCACAGCGGCTAAAGAGTATAGCGAAATGCTGTCTTCGCTGATGGATCGCGAGCTTGACAACCCCAGCTTTGGCGGGCCACTAGCATGAGCCAATATGATAAGACTTACGGTCTTCGCGGAGGCATGGACCTTGTTACACCGCCAATCGAACGAAAAGGTGGCAATGCCATTGGCGGCTACAATTATGAGCCCCGCCCAGAAGGATACCGCCTGATCGCAGGTTTTGAACGCTGGGATGGCAGCGGCCTGCCAAGCGAAGCGGTTTACCACGTTATGCAGTTTGAAAACGGCACTGTTGCATTTGCCGCTGGTGACGTTGTGACTGGCGCCGCTTCTGGCGCTTCCTGTGAGCTGCTGCAGGATCCTGTCGTTCTATCTGGTGACTACACCACTGCCAATGCCGCAGGCTACATCGTCGTTGGTGCCCTTTCTGGCGCTTTTGAAGATGGCGAGTTTATGCAGGTTGGCGGTTTTTCGCGAGCCACACTGAACGGCCTTCCTGTGCTGGATGGAGGGACAAACGACGCTGATCATAGGGCCTTCGAGGCCGCTGCGATTGAATTGAAGAGATCGAAAGTAGGCAAGGTTCCGGGCACCGGACCTATCCGCGGTGTATGGGATTATAGCGGCGCCACTTATGCTTTCCGCGATAATGCCTCTGCGACGGCGTGCATCATGTATCGAAGTACGCCCAACGGGTGGGAAAGCGTACCACTGGGCTACGAGGTAGCCTTTAGCGCAGGTACAGGCGCAATAGCCGAAGGTGACACAGTAACGGGCGCCACAAGCGCCGCAACAGCCACTGTAAAGCGCGTGATTGTTCAGTCTGGTGACTGGACGACAAACGACGCAGCCGGGCGGCTGATCTTTGCCAGTGTCAGCGGCGCGTTTACCGATGGAGAAAACCTGCAGGTAGATGCAGTCACTAAAGCAATTGCATCTGGTGCAAGCGCAGCCATCACGCTGCAGCCGGGTGGGCGTTATGAGTTCATCAACGAAAACTTCTATGCGGGCTCCCAGATGCGCCGCATGTATGGTTGTGACGGCGTGAATCGTGCCTTTGAGTTTGACGGCGAGGTCTTTGCACAGATCCATACGGGAACACCGGTTGACGCGCCAATCCATATTGCTGAGCATAGCAACTATCTGATCCTTGGTTTCCGGGGCGGTTCTGTTCAGTTTTCATCCCTTGGTCGGCCACTTGAATGGCAATTTATCACTGGCGCTGGCGAGCTAGGTATGGGCGATGATGTGACGGGCTTTGTGTCTGGCTATGCAAGCGCCTTGATCATTTTTGCGCGCAACAAAATCGGCGCCCTGTATGGGAAGGTGCTTGGTGGGGATAATAGCGATGCCGATCTGCAGATTGTTCGTAAAAAGGTGGGGGCTTTTGAATGGTCCGTTCAGGATGTGGGTCAGCCTGTATTTTACGATAATGCAGGTGTGCGCGACCTTACTAGTACGCAGACATACGGCAACTTTAGCCCCTCTGTGATCAGCAAGTACATCAAGCCATACCTTGATAAAAAACGGCAGTCCGGCACCAAGGTCACAGCGTCTTTTGTGGTAACAGAACAAAGCCAATACTGGCTTTTCTTTGATGATATGACCGGTCTGATTTTTAGCTTTGCGTCCAGCAAGGTAGCGACTATGCCGGTGCGTTATGACCGTGTTGTCCGCTGCGCGTGCTCCGTTGAAAACGATGAGGGCGACGAAGTGATCTATATGGGCTCCGATGACGGCTATGTATATCGCGTCAACAGTGGCAGCAGTTATGATGGCCAGCCACTGGACTTCCTGTTGCGCCTTGCCTTCAACAACCTTGGCTACCCCACAATGAACAAGCGCTTTATTCAGGTGGCGCTGGAAATGAATACAGGGGCCAATGCCCAGATTGGAGTGTCTGCA